AGGACGCCATTTTGAATTCATCCAGTCTTCTTTTTTCTGTTCACTAACACTTAATTTTGCATACTCTTTAGCGGTTGTCATTTATCTTCTTCCTCTTTGTTGTGCTTGTAATTGTGCTTGTTGATTCATATCTTCTATATGTTGAGATAATAGCATAATATACAATTCACGTTCAAAGGGCATCATGTTCTCTAATGTTTCCAAGTCATATTTATGATGTTGCATTAGAGAAAAGTTAGTCTGATAGTAAGTCGCTAAACTTTCTCCTCCCATCAGAACCCGAAAAAATTCTGCAATCCCTCCATTGTGATTTCATCTTCACAACTACATTTTTTGCAAGTCCATGTTACTTTGTGTTTTAGTTTTGGCATTAACTCAAAGAACTTTGTCAGTTTCAAGTATTGATCTTGATTCAAGTTTTCAATAAACTCTAACAATTCTTTCTTTGTGTAATCTTCTTTTTTGTACACATTATCATTATCAAATACGTATTCGATACTGTTGATGATTGCATCTGATGCAATGTCCATCTGATTCTTACCAGCAGTATCTTTTCCAGCTTCAATAGCCATGTTGACATTAGGATATTTCAATTTAATGCCGATGCCAGTTTCTTCATCTAAAACAATTTTGTCAGTATGACCTTCTGTTTTGATAACTTCAACTTCCAATAAGTTTAATTTGGCATCTGTGATACCATCACACTCTTCAACTTTTGAATTTGATCCTGTTGGATGACGCAATTTCAAATCTATTGTTTCACCAATAGATTTTGCTCTGAGTCTCATAAAGAAGTACTCTAAGTCAAAAGTTGGAATCTTGCTTGAATCAATTTCATCGATAGCGCAGTTGTTTACGATCTGTTTAATTGCAGTCAAAACTGATTTTTGATCTTCTGATTCCATTGCAAGCAAAAGAATTTTTTGTTCCTTTACTAAGAATGGACGATATTTGATACTTGCTCCTGTTGAGGGTAAAGTCAATTCAAATATTGGGTTGCTAATTTTTGGTCAAGCCATAGTATTTTCTCCAGTAGTTTATATTAAAAAAATGATGATATCATTCCCATCTATGATATCTATAAGACATCGTAACGCCAAATCGCTGATAAGTGTTAACTTCTTCCCATGTCGCATTCATGGGTGTAATTGCAATAGGAAAAACATGATAGCAAGTATACGTAATAAGAGGCACTCCGCTATCACTAAGCTGAGAAACCGTCATTGTGTTTCCTAAAGCAAATTGGTTATAAAAAGCAACAGTTCCTCCTCCACTATATGCACCAGGTTTGACAATTAAATCCATCCACTTTTCAAAGAATTTACGTTCAGCCATATCTGAAGCACATATGACAGATAATTGGATATCGTTATATGTCATGTCATATGGAAGTTTCATTGCTGTTCCAGAACCTGCATCATCAACTGTTGCAATCGTTCTTCCTGGTATTTCTGCTTTCTCACATCTAAACTCAAACGTATTTGCTATAGTAGATATTTGTGGATGATTTTCCAAACCAGCATTTGTATTGCCTATAGATAATGAAACTCTAAAATTATTTGGTCTAACAAGAGTACCAATACTTTTTCTTAGATTTGATATTGCATAGTTTTGTGTGGTTGCTGCCATTCTATGATCTTCCTAATTTTTTACGTGATTCTTCCCAAACACGACCAGTGTCTGCTTTTCTAAATGACTCAGTTGGTAAAAATAAAGCAATGTCCCACTCTTTTACTTGTATCTCTAAAAATTGAGAACGCACATGAGCCCTTAAGTATTTCTTAAGAGTTGGTCTAAAATATCTATACTTAGATGCACTCTGTAGAATAGAATATGAAATTCTAACTTTTGTGCTATCGTCATACTGTTTATTTGTCAATGTTGAATACAAAGCATCCATCAATTTAGCACGTAGAACAGGTGGCAGATAGTGAAAATTAATTCCTAAAAATCCATCTGATTCCATCTTCACCGGAAATATTAAAGGAAACGTATCATAGTATGGCAAGTCTGCTTTATGTTTTGGGTCGTATTTAAACGCATACATGTATCCAAATTCCATACTTGAAACTTTACGTGCCTCATCAGTACGTTTTTCAAATGTACTTGAAGATATGTTTCCGGTTAACTTTCCGGCAGCCGATCTGTACCATTCCCTCGCATCTTTTGATTTTGCGGGAACGACACCTTGTTGAGCGCCTTTAATTAATATGTTGTCGAATATAGCCATACTTCTATTTATCTCAAATCTTTATCAGTTATGATTTTAAATTCCCAATTTCTTTCAATTGAGTACTTTGTTGCGGCTTCCCATTTGGCTTGATTAACACCCCATGTCATTACTTCATTGATAAATCTTCTAGTTGGTTTACCATTAGGTGTATTTTTTCTAACAGGCGGGCGTGTTTGTATGTCTGGCTTGACTTCAATCAAAACAGATTTAACGATTCCGTGTTTATCTTTATACTTCATCCAAAAATCAACAAAGTATCTGTGATAACGATTATCGACAGGAGATACATAAGGTACAACAACTTCTTCAGAAGACCATTCGAGTATCGATGGTGTTTCATCACAATATACCATAAATCTACGTTCAAGTAGACTACGATATACAATATTAGTTGGGTTACCTTTGTACTTTTGATAGTTTTTAGGCTTAAATTTACCTTTGTATGACATAAATAGAATAATAGAATTTAATAAGGAATTAAAAATATGCTGGATAAACTTCCATTTTCACTCAATACTAGTGCAGGTGCATATCCAACGGCTGATCTTTTAATCTTTGGCTCTGATTATGGTCATGCCGATTTTGTAACTCCTATGGCAAGATTTGCATTTTATGATCCGTATGGTGTAAGCCAAGCGACTGGATCTCCTATCGTATTTATGCGTATGGGAGGAACCTTTCAGAGCGGACTCGTTAATGGATATTCAGAAAGTACCAACATTTTTGGAACTCCAGATGGTAGTGCTGGCGGTGGCCAAATTGCTTTTAGCTACAATACTGTTAAGGGTGGAATTAATGCATTGTATAAACAACTTGCATCTGGTAGTGCTACCGCATCTGGATTTCTACAATCAGCTGGTTTATCAGGAAAAGCGCAATATGAATTTATGACGAGAAAAGTTTTGAATACATTTCAGCAATTGATTTATCAAGGACCGAGTTTTAGGAGATTCACTTTACCATTTACAATGAAACCTACGAGTGTAGAAGAAGCGAAAAAAATGATAAATATTATTAAAACATTTAGAATAGCATCATCACCAAAAGGCAATGATAACACTAGTCTGACACTCACAGGAAGTGCGGCGGCCAGTGTCGCTAACAATTCGACTCAAACTACAGACCAAATAGCGGCCGACACAATTACGGGATTTAGTGTTGATGATCTCGCCAAACTGTTTGGTGGAGCGGCCGGTCCGCAAAACCTTACTTTTGGATATCCAGACATGTGTAAATTTCAAATCGTACTTCAGCAAATAACTACTCAAGGTGGAGCCAGCAATACTGCTTTGGCAGAAGTTTTTGGTAGTGGATATTGCGTCATAGAGAACGTGCAAGTTGATTATGGATCACAAAATAAGATGGTGTTTTTTACTCCAGAAGGAACTACTGGTATGTATTATCCATCCGAAATTAATTTAAGTATTGCCTTAAGAGAAACATCATTACCGTTAGCCGGCGACATTGCGCTAGATCACGGTGTCGCAACAAGAACAATTTTCTAATATGAGCATATTCACATACTACCCTAAAATTGCATATCAAATAGATGACTACAATTATCTAAAAGCAATAGACATAACTGTCGTATCAAAAATAAAAAACTATATAACTGAATATAGATCAATTTCATATTCACCATACGTTGTGCAGGATGGAGAAAGTCCTGATTACATTTCATATAAATTTTATAGTAATCCAGGATATGATTGGATTATTTTGTTAACAAATAACATACACAGCATTTATGACGATTGGCCAAAAACCACAGATGCATTTAATCAATATGTTGCAGAAAAATATGGTAGTATAGCGACTGCTTTATCCACAACAAAATATTATTATGACACGTATGGAAATATTATAGATTTTGCTGAATATTCGCAGTTAAATTCAAACAAAAGAAGTTCTGAAACTACATATGAGTGGGAATTAAAACTGAACACAAATAAATCTAAAATCAAAATTCTAAGTCCAAATATGATAAGTGCAATGGAATCAGGATTAAGATCAATCTTAAGTAAACCGATTGTATAAAATATGAGTAATACAATATTCCAAGTTACTCCATCTCCGTTTGGAAGAATACCAAATGACATTGGATTTGAAAAAGCAAACTTATCGTTAAACCTAAAAGATACCGTACCTAAAACAATTGGCGGTAATTTTAAAATTACTCAATTGATTCTTACAACAAGACAAAATTTACAAATATCTTTATTGGAAGCATTCGAAAGTTTAGATATTGAAGAAAATATATTCTCATCTTCAATTGTTGGATCAATTGCTTTAACAGATACTGCTGGTGCTATAGAAAAGTTTCAACTTCAAGGCGGTGAAAAATTAACGTTGCAGTTTGCTAAACCAATTACAAACGAAATTTTAATTTGGCGTGAAGATTTAATTATTAATAAAATTGGCGCACACACAATTAATATGGCTAGTATTGGTGTAAAATACCTGCTATATTTTTCGTCTAGAAGTTTTGTAAATTCAATGAAAAAGAATTTATATAAGAGTTACGCAAATACATCGATTGCAAATACTGTATCTTCTATTTTTGGTGAAATGTCTAAAAATGATTTGATGTTAGAAGATCCAAAAATTACAATGAAAACACCGTTCATATCAACAGGATTGATGCCACATAAAGCAATTGAAGCATTAGCGCAAAGGTCTTGTTCTAACTCAAAATTTTTCTTATTTTTTGAAAGATTTTACCCTGTAATTGGAACATATGCTGATGGAAAAGCATTTGCGGCTGTTCATTTTTTTGGAAGCTATGATAAATTAATAGATGATTCTAAAATAAACGGTGTTCATAGTATAATTTTTAGTCCAAATTTAGATGCTAAAATTGAACCAGCATATATCCGAACTGAAAGAGTGGCCAAAAAAGATAACTTTAATCACCTCGAATTGATGTTATTTGGCCATTATAATACAACAATAACATCCTTAGATCCAATCAAACGTAATTCTACGACAACTAACGTTGGATATTCAAAAAAAGATAATACAACTAAAGATTTTTATCCAAATAAACTTTTAGATGCAAACAACATATTCAGTACATATAACACTACTAATGGAGAAACACCAGGAAGAAAATTAATTTTTTCTTCAACATACTTTAATGATACCGTACAAAGAAATAATTGGTTAAAAGATAATATTTTTGGAAGTTTATCAAAAGGCATGTTTAAATTGGAAGTTGATATTCAAGGCGCAACAAACAATATTGGTGCAGGACATATTATTAATCTTGTAATTCCTAGTGCGCTAGATAAAAAAATGATACCAGGAAAATCAACTCCTCTTGCCGATGAATATCATAGTGGTAAGTATTTTGTGTGTGGAGTTAAACATAATATTACACTATCATCATATGTCAAAAGATTGGAATTATCAAGAGGTTCAATTCCAATAGATTTTGATAAGAATAGTCTGACAACAAAAGATTTGTCGGAACTAAAATATTTTTAACTAAAGGCTATTTCAAATGAGTTTAAAAATTAAATTCTCAGAATTTTTAGAGTTGAAAGACTACAAAGCGTATGAACTTGTAGAAAAACAAATATTCTATAACAACGGCAAAAAATACGGACAGATTGTATTTCTTGCTGGTGGTGCTGGTTCAGGTAAAGGTTTTGCAATTCAACACTTTATGCAAGGGTCTGACTTTAAAGTACGGGATGTTGATGAATTAAAAATTGCGTTTCAGAAGCTAGATGCACTTGGTAAATTCACAACCCAAGACTTGCTTGACAAATATGGCGACAAGATTTCTCAGAAAGATAAAGAACTAATTCAAAGAGAATTAATTGACGCAAATGTAAAGATGGGCGAACTGAATCTTAAGACTCCAACTCACGTTTACATTCTCCACATACTTGTTCGTGCTACTGGTGCAAAAGATAAAACACTTGAGTTAATGCTTGCAGGCGCAGAAAAAGGACAGTTACCAAATCTTATTTTCGACAGCACATTCAAAGAAGTTGAAGACATGACAAATGTTTTGCCAAAATTGTTTGCCGCTGGATATCAACCAAAAGACATTCATGTATCTTGGGTTTTGACTAACTATCAAATCGCAATAATGAATAACAAAAAGAGAGCAAGAGTTGTGCCAGAAGACATTTTACTTGCTACTCATGCAGGTGCGGCGCAAACTGTATATGCTTTAGTGACAAATGCAATGCCACCAGAAGTACAAGGTGGTGTTTATGTCATTCTAAATAATCCAGCGAATACAATTTTCATTGTCGATCCAAAAACAAATAAACCATATAAAGATAAAAACGGTAATCCTGTTATCAAAGACTTTAAGTATTTGACTCTTAAAGAACCAGGAAAACCAGCAAAGACAGAACTTGATGTAAAAAAACAATTGCTAACTTGGATACGTGATAACGTTCCTCCTGGTGCAGTAGATACATCAGAATTGGACAGACTATGAAATTTAAAGAATTTATTAAAGGCACTACACTCTCACAAGAAGAATGGGAAGAAGAAGTTTTTGGTGCAGAATTAACTGAAGTACTTAAACAAGTAGATGGCAAATGGGCGTTAGTTTCTAAGAAGACAGGCAAGCCATTGCGTTACTACAAAGGTGAAGGTAAACCATCAGATGAATGGGTTGCAAACCAAGAAAGACAGATTCAGTACTTTAAACACTTGGGATAATTGATGAAAAATTTTATTGGGCAGGATGGATTTGTTTGGTGGATCGGAATCGTTGAAAGTATTGACGATCCATTGGTGCTTGGCAGATGCAGAGTGAGATGTTTTGGATATCATCCAGCACAGTCAACTAATTTAGTTCCGACTGCTGATTTGCCTTGGGCTCTTTCTATTCATCCATTAAATACTCCTAATCTTTATGGAACTCCTAGACTTGGCGATTGGGTCTTTGGATTTTTCTTAGATTCATTGTCTGCACAAGAGCCAGCAATCTTAGGATACTTACCTGCAATACCCGCAGAGGCATCAGAATATTTTGGTACTCCACCAAACATGACTAGAAGTTTTGCGAGTGTATATGATAGAAAAGATATTTTGTGGGAAATAAATAATTCTAAAATAACAATTGCAAATAGTGGAAATATGACAGTAAAGTCATTAAATAAAATGTATTTCGATGCAAACACTATTACATCAACGACATCAAATGCAATGTATTTTACTGCAAATACTACTATTGCAACAACAGCAAATGCAATATATTCGGTTGCGAATACAATAAGTTTAAATGCAAAAACTATTACAACATCAGCAAATACAATAGATTCTTTTGCAAAGTATATAAATTTAAATGCCGATGATGTATTCAACATATCTGCTTCTAATACTTTATCGTTGAATAGTAGTGATTTAAATCTTGCTGATAAAACATACACAACCACTCTCACAGAAATAATGAATAGATTAAAAGCATTGGAAGAAAAAGATATCTTGCAAGACGTTGGAATTGATATTGCTATGACTCTTCCACAACCTAATCCATAATTAAAATCATAGGCTACACAGTAGTGTAACACTATGTCAAGCAAATGTCAACATTTTATAAGGAATAATTATGACAAATCACGAAAATTTAGTAAATTTATTTGAATCGTATCTTGCAGAGAATACGAAATTCGAAAGCAAAGGCAATAAAGCCGCTGGTACTAGAGCAAGAAAAGCATTAGCAGAGTTAAGTAAAGCAACAAAAGAACGTAGAAAAGAAATTCAAGATGCCAAAACGGCAGAACAAGCGACATAAATAAAAGAAAAAAATGGCAGATATCGCATTCTTTAAAGATTTAGGTTTAGACTTCACCCCACATCCGGTGACAGGAGACGTTCGTCCTATTATAAATGAGGTTGCGATTAAAAGGGCATTAGCAAATTTAATTCGAACTAAAAAAGGTTCTAGACCTTTTAATCCACTATATGGATGTGATTTAGCCAATTACCTTTTTGGATATCAAGCTGGTTTTTCTGAATTCAACATGAAAAAAGAAATACTAGAATCTATTGAAAGGCACGAACCTAGAGTTATTGTGAATCAAATTAATATTACATATGAAGAAAATGGAATTGTCCTAGACATACAATATGTAATAAAAAATATCAATAGATCAGGCTCAATTACAACCTCATTAACAAGGGCGGCATAAAATGGCCATAGACAATAATTTAAGAGTAGACGAACTTAATTTTGAAGGTATAAAAGATAACTTTAAAAGATACCTACAAGCACAAGATCAATTCAGAGATTATAACTTTGATGGTTCTGGCATGTCCGTTCTTTTGGATCTATTAGCATATAACACATACTATAATTCGTTCTATCTTAACATGGTATCGTCCGAGGCGTTTCTTGCTACAGCACAAAAAAGAAACTCTGTAGTGAACTTAGCTAAATCATTGAACTATATTCCTAGATCAATATCCTCGGCTAGTGTTACTGGAATAGCTACTTTGACTGTAACTGGATCTCCAGCTACAGTTTTAATTCCTGCATATACAAAATTTACAGGAACCATTGATGGTGATATTTACACATTTCTAAATCTTACTGCAACAACAATCACATCTAATGCTGGTAAATATTCATCGACACTTGTATTGAATGAGGGCACATATATTATTAGACGATACCTTGTAAATTCTTCAGACACACAACAAAGATTTTTAATTGAAAACGCCAACATAGACACAACTACAATTTCAGTCAAAGTTTTAAATTCTAGTACC